ACTCAAATATGACAGTAACACCTGAAGAGGCAGTTCAATATGATGAATTGACTAAATTCCCTGAGCTTAAAAAAGTTATCGTCGACCTATTAACCCCAGAATATGATAGCTTTGTAGCATCAATTGATTGGGTTGCCCCACGTCCTTCTACATTTCGTATCAATTTACAAAACGGACAACTGTTCTATTTGATTTATGGTAAGCGTAGTTGGATTGCACAGGTAGAAGGTAAAAAATATTACCTACTTAATTTACCTGAAGAAGAAAGAGCTGCTATGTCTATAGCAAATATTTTACGCTATGGTGCTCAAGCAGAAGAAGGAGCAGGAGCTGAAAGTGGAGCTGCTGATCTAGGAGCTGAACTCCCAGGAGCAGAAACCCCAACCGAAACCCCACCAGCAGAAACACCAGAAGAAACACCAGCATAATGGATATTTTAGAAAAATTTATACGAAGTATATCTTACAAATTTCCAAAAGGATATCCTGACATGAAAAACAGTCAGGATATTAATTTTCTTAGCCAAATGATTAGTGAAATCGTTGAGGGTGAATTTCATCTTTTAGACGAGGATAAACGTCAAGATGCTGAGGAAATTATGAATATCCTTAAAAGCGAATTAGGCCTTGAAGATAAAGACTTCAAAATCTCAGGATATAACTTTTATGTTTTGGTTCCTGGCTCTGAACGTTTATCATATGTTGATAAAATCGAAGCTATTAAAACTAAAACAGGTACAGACATCAAATATGACCCAACTCCATCTAGTTTTTCTTCTATAGGACAATTCTATTATGGTGATGTTAAATTTGGTATTAAACCAAGTGAAAAACAAGGAACAGGATCTGCGGGTCTAGATAATGAAGATATATTCATTAATAATGTTAATACTGCTTTAGAAGGTAGCCCCAAAAATATTATTATAACTGATGGTAAAAAATCAGTTAGTTACCCAAACATTTCAAAAGCAGTTGGTACTGGGTTAGAAACCTCAGACTATTCAAAATCAGATGTTGATTTCTACGATGGTAATGAAAAAATAGGAGGTTTATCTTTGAAAAAAGATAATGCAATATATTGGGAATCTGCTGATGTACGATTCAAAAATGAAGTAGCAAACCTAGCAGATGCTATTATTACCGGTAAATTAGGTGATGCTGTATCTTATGTCCCTTATGTTGATGCAAGAGGAAATGAAGATAAGGTTATTATTAAAATGTATAATAAAAAAGAAGATAAACCCATCTCAGGAGTTATTGTAGATGATCTTCCAAAACAAGATGTACAGCAAGTTATTTTTGGAAACGATAATGTTCCTGTTGCTGTTCGTACTTGGAGACCTGGTGATTTTAAAGTAGAAGGAGATACATTGACTATAACTTGTAGTAAACTTTATGTTACTATGGAAGATGTCATTACTGATAATGCTCAACCTATCTTGAATATTAGACATGATAAAAGTAGAAGAAAAACAAGAGGTTTAAGAGCATTACTCCAAACGAAAAAATCCTTATTCAGAAAAGATAGTGATGATTTAAAAGGTAATGTCGTAAGATTAAAGTATGATTCTTTTAATTAATATTTATTAGTATGGACAAGACTCGCCTCAAACAACTCATCCAAGAAGTATATCACCACGTTACAGAAGAAAAATGTAGCTGTGGTTGCAACACTTGTGAAAACGTAGGTAACGCTGGCGTTATCTTAAACGAAAGTGTAGCTCCAAGAGAGATATTATCGGAAAATCTGCGTTATCACGTGGAAAATAAACTTCCACTTACTGAAAACACGTTCCGATATGGTTCTAAATCGTTTCTCAATTTATGGGCAGAAGCTCGTTCATTATATTTACGTGAAGTAATTCATGTTAATGACGATGATAAAGAAATTTTAGAGGAAACCGATCTTGGAAACTATGGTTTGTATGAAGGTGTTCAAGTGCCTTTAGATTTACTTTTGCTTGAAAACGAGGAACTCGAAGAAGCTGAAGGTAAAAAGAAAAATCCACCAATTGGAAAACCAAAACGTGGTGGATCTAAAAAATTCTACGTTTACGTTAGAAAACCTGGAGGCGGAGTTAAAAAAGTATCTTTTGGAGATACTACAGGCCTATCAGCTAAAATAAACAACCCAGAAGCACGTCGCGCATTTGCAAAACGTCATGACTGTGCTAATAAAAAAGACAGAACAAAAGCATCTTATTGGTCATGCCGCTTACCAAGATATGCTAAATTACTCGGATTAAAATCATCTTTTTCAGGATTCTGGTGATGGATAGATTGGATAAACTTATTAACGAAGTTATTTCTGAAGAAAAGAAAAAACGTGACAGATGTCTTCGTATTGCAGACCGCAAATACGACAAACCATCTGCTTACAAATCTGGCGCTGTTGTAAAATGTCGTCAAGGTACTATTTGGAAAGGCTTAAAAGAAGAAGTAATTCAAGAAAAAGTTAAAGAAACCCTCCGCACTTGGTTTAAACGTAAAGGAACACCTGGTAAAAAAGGTGGATGGGTTGATTGCAATGCACCAATCAGAAAAGATGGTGATATAACAGGATATAAAGCATGTGGTAGGGAAAAAGGTGAAAAACGTTCAAAATATCCATCATGTCGTCCTACAGCAGCACAATGTAAAACACCTGGTAAAGGTAAAAAATGGGGTAAAACAAAATGATCCAACTTACTGATATATTAAACGAAATACTATCAGAAAATGATCCTAAAGTAGGCACTGGAAAAAAACCTAAAGGATCAGGTCGTCGTTTATACACAGATGAAAATCCAAAAGATACTGTATCTATTAAATTTAAAACTAAAGAAGATATAGTTGATACATTAAATAAAGATTCATTTAAATCTAAATCACACGCTCGCCAATCACAAATCATTAATTTAATTCATCAACGTGTTAGAGCAGCATATAGTAAAGCTAAAGATCCTGAGGTAAAATCTCGTTTAAAACGTGCTTTAGACTATATTGAAAAACGTAAAGAATCATCTAAAGCTAAAACACAACGTTTAAATAAAGAAAATGTAGCTCCTAACCATACTGGTGAATCTTCCCCTTATGGCTCAGGATTTATTCCTTATAAAAATAAAAAATCATGATTAAATTACTTGAAATATTAAGAGGAGCAAAAGAAACTTTTGAAGAATTTGCTAAAAAACGTGGTGAAGGAGCCGCTAAAATAGCATCAAACGCTGAAGAAAAAGGTGGTTTAGCACTTTTAACTTGGCACCATTTTAAAGTTAAAGCTCCATACTATAAAAAAGCTACTGAAGGTAAATTTGATAAAGAATCTGCTACAAAAGAATTTGAACAAACACTTAAAAAAATATCTTTAAATATGACACCAATTGAATTTCAAAGAGAAGTGGGTCGTTTAGAGGTGTTAGGTGAATTATTAATTAGAGATAAAAAATAGTATGGATACTTTTAACTTAAGACAATATTTAGCTGAAGGAAAATTATATGAAGCCGCTATGGCTTGTCCTTTACCTACTCAAGATCTAGAACTTAATACTAGAAATAGAGATTCATCTATTAAAGCAGATTATATTAAATATGGTCCTTTAAATGTTGATGAACCTGGAGATTTTTGGGATGAATTAGCTAAACATTGGGATACAACAGTTGAAGCTGCTAAACAATCTTTATGTGCTAATTGTGCTGCCTTTGATATTTCTCCAAGAATGGAAGATTGTATGCCTGGCCCATTATCGGATGATGATGGCAGATTAGGATATTGTTGGATGCATAGCTTCAAATGCCATTCAGCTCGTACTTGTAGAACATGGGCTAAAGGTGGTCCTATTGAAAAAGATAGTGTATCTTACGAGTGGCAAGAGCGTAAAGGAGAATGAACATCTTTGAAGAAATATCATGGCCTCAGTTTGTTAAATTGGATAGAATTAGTAAACTCCAATTAAATGAACAGGTAAAAGAATATAATCAATATATTTATGATTTATCTCTTGCAAGACAAAGTTGGTTAAATGATCAACCAAAAGGACCAAAACCATTAACTCTTCAAGTTATAGGTGTGCTATTGCAAGAAGATTTATTTGATTTAGAACAAGAAGACGGAAGTAAAATTTTAATAACAGGATATGCCTAATTTACCAATATCAGGACTACCACCAGCAGGTGCATTAGATGGAACAGAATTATTTGCTATAGTACAAGATGGAGTTACTAAACAAACAACCTTTGATGAAATTTATATTGGATTAACTGGTTCCTTTGTATCATCTTCAACTTTTAATAGCTATACAAGCTCAGTTCAAAGCTATTATTTATCAGCTTACCATACAGCTTCTTTAACTACAGCAACCCAAAATACTCCATATTCTATGTCTTTTAGTACAACAGATTTTAGTAGTGGAATAACTATAGGAGGACCTATTAGAAACCAAATTCAGATAGCTAATACTGGAATATATGATATTCAATTTTCAGCCCAAATTGATAAAACAAGTGGTACTACTGTAAGTGGGTATATATGGTTAGCAAAAAATGGAGAAGATGTTCCTGATTCTAATACACAAATTACTTTAGCTGGGGGGCAAGCAGATGCTCAAGTAGCGGCTTGGAACTTTTATGTGTCTGCCTCTGCTGGGGATTATTATGAATTAAGATATGGAGCTACTTTAACTAATTTCCGAATTCATTATAATACGTCGGCTGTTATAGGACCGACTGTCCCTTCAGTTATTCTAACAGTAGGAAGAATAGCATAAAAATGCATCCATACACTGACATAGAAGTTACTGACAAATATATTATTCGTGAATTTAACGAAAATATAGACCCAATAGAACTTATGTGGCATCGTGATGATGAAGATAGAACAGTTGAAATCCTAGAAGACACAGACTGGCAACTTCAGTTAGAAGATCAGTTGCCTACTTCACTAAAAGAACGTATATTTATACCAAGACACGAATGGCATAGAGTCATTAAAGGAACT